GCTGACTTTACCACCACGGTAACAGTCAATGATTCTAATGGCACTGCACTTGATTTGACCAACTATACTGCACTTGGTATGATTCGCAAGACGTATGAATCGTCAACTGCGACTACATTTACATCTCAGTTCACTACGCCAAGAACTACAGGACAAATCACAATTTCACTAACAGACACGCAAACTGCGGCTCTTGAGTCTGGAAGGTATGTTTATGACTTGGTCATAACAGATGCTTCTGGAAGTAAAACAAGGGTCGTTGAAGGTATTGCAACTGTAAGTCCAAGCGTATCAAGGTAAAAACTATGTCTATAACAGCAACAGTTAATTCATCTAGAACAGTAGTTGGTTCGGTTTCACAAGGAAATCAACCACAAGTGACTCGTGTAACAGTGCCTGGGCCGAAAGGTGATACAGGTGCATCTGGATCTTCTGAAAATAACTTATCTCAAGCAGCAGACGTTGATACAACAACATTCCCACTGCAAGATGGTTCTCTTCTTCAGTGGAGAGAATCTACACAAAAGTGGACTGCAAGAAATGAACTTGACACAACTTCTGGAAACCTCGTTTTGAGTGGCGGTAGTTTTTAAACGAATTAAATAGGAAAAATAAAAATGGCATTAACATTACAAATTAAAAGATCCACAGGTACTACTGCACCAAGCGCTTTATCTGATGGTGAACTTGCGTATACTCATGGAAATGAAAAATTCTACATTGGTGATGGTTCTACCGTAAAGGTAATTGGTGGTAAGAGTTTTAATGATAAACTAGACCATGTAAATGGTACATTGACTGCATCATCTGCTTTAGTTGTTGATGGTAACAGTGCAGTTGATAACTTCATTGTTGGTAATCATGCAACAACTGGTGGTTCTATAAAAATTAAAGAGGGAACAAACAATGGTGCTCACCATGTTTCTCTGAAGTCACCCAACTCATTGGGTGCAAACGTAGAATTTACCTTACCAACAGCAGACGGTAGTTCAGACCAATTTTTGAAAACAAACGGCTCTGGACAGTTATCTTTTGGAACAGTGACACAGACACTTTCTCTTGCTGCTGATTCTGGTACTAATGATACCTTCAATACTGGTGAGACACTAACATTCACTGGTGGTACAGGTATCGGAACAACTGTATCTGATAATGATATCGAATTTGCAATCGACTCAACAGTAGCAACCCTTACAGGCTCACAAACTCTTACTAACAAGACACTAACAACTCCTGTAATAAGTTCTATTTCGAATACTGGTACGTTGACATTACCAACAAGTAATGATACACTTGTGGGTAGAGCAACAACTGATACTCTCACTAACAAAACAATCAATACTGCAAGTAATGCTATTACTATTGTTGAAGCAGATATTAGTGATTTACAGTCATACTTGACTGCTGAAACAAACGACTTATCTGCTGCTGTTGTTTGGGCAAACGTACCAAACGCAAATATCACAGAAAGTTCTGTAACACAACATGAGTCTGCTCTTGCTATTGCAACAACACAGTTAACTGGAACAATTACAAACGCACAACTTGCTGGTTCTATTGCGAATGCAAAACTTGCTAATAGTTCTGTAACAATCGGTTCTGATTCTATTGCACTTGGTGGTACACAGACTGACTTGAATGGCATCACATCTCTTGACGTTGATAACATTACAGTTGATGCAAACACCATCTCTACTACAGATACAGATGGTGACTTAGTTCTTTCTCCAAATGGAACAGCAACAGTAACAGTTCCTTCTGGTTATGAGGGACGTTCTGGATTTGGTTCTGACTCACTTGTAAATAAATCATACGTTGATGCAGTTGCAAACGGACTTGATGTTAAGAAATCAGTTCGTGTTTCATCAACAGCAGATTTGTCTGCAACATATAACAATAGTAACGGAACACTAACCGCAACATCAAACGGTGCAATCTCCATTGATGGTGTTACTCTTGTTGCAAACGATAGGGTTCTTGTTAAAGACCAAACTGATTCAAGTGAGAATGGTTTCTATAAAGTAACTACAGTTGGTTCTGGTTCACAAGCCTTTGTTCTTACAAGAACACCAGATGCTGATGATGCTGATGAGTTGACAGGTGGTGCATTTACTTTTGTTGAAGAAGGTACTGCAAACGCTGACAATGGTTATGTTGCTTCTCACAATGGAACACCAACACTTGGTACAGATGATATTACATTTGAACAGTTCTCTGGTGCTGGACAGATTTCTGCTGGTGCTGGTTTAACTAAAACTGGTAACACAATTGATGTTGTGGGAACAGCAAATAAGATTACTGTATCTGCAAACGCACTTACAATCTCATCATCTTATGTTGGACAATCATCTATCACTACTTTGGGTACTATCTCAACTGGTGGATGGCAGGGTACAGAAATCGGTGTCGCATATGGTGGTACTGGATTAACTAGTATCGCAAAAGGTTCTGTTCTAGTAGCAAATTCTGCAAACACATTATCGGCACTTGATGGTGGTGGTAGTGATGATGGAATTCTACTTTATACATCATCTTCTGATACACTTTCCTTTGCAGCAAGTATTGATGGTGGAACATTTTAATTAATAAGAGAAAATTATGTCTATTGCAATTAAACCAAAACGCTCGGAAACTGCTACTTCAACTCCAACTTCTAATGATTTAGAAGCTGGAGAGATTGCAGTAAACTCTGCTGACCAGAAAATATATACAAAGAAAGCAGATGGAACTATAGTTGAAGTGGCGAACAAAGGTGCAGAAGAAGGATTTGCAATTGCAATGGGCATTGCGCTAGGATAAAAATATGGCATCACCAAATACAAGGACTACATTTAAAGAATACTGTCTAAGATCACTTGGTAAACCAGTGATTGAGATTAATGTTGATCCAGATCAAGTAGAAGACAGAATTGATGAAGCACTACAATATTTCTCCCAATATCATTATGATGGTATTGAAAGAGTGTATCTGAAATATCAGATTACTCAGGCAGATATTGACAGAGCTCGTTCAGACACATCACTAGCTTCAGTTACAGATGTTGACACAACAACTAGTGCTGTTTGGAAAGAACAGAAGAATTATATTCCTGTTCCAAGTAGTGTTATGTCTATTGTAAAAGTATTTCCCTTTATTGATAAGGGTGGATTGAATATGTTTGACGTTAAGTATCAGTTAAGACTAAATGATTTATATGACTTCAGTTCAACTTCAGTTATTCATTACGAAATGACTATGCAGCATCTTGATTTCTTAGATCACATCTTAACAGGTGATACACAGATTCGTCATAACCAACACCAAAACAGATTGTATTTGGATTTGGATTGGCAACTTGACGTTGTTGATGGCGACTATATTATTATCGAATGTTATCGTAAATTAGACCCAGCAACATATACGGATGTGTGGGACGATATCTTTTTGAAGAAGTACGCAACACAATTAATTAAACTTCAGTGGGGTGCAAACCTTTCTAAGTTTCAAGGAATTCAGATGTTAGGTGGTGTCGCACTGAATGGCGAACAGATTTATACTCAAGCTCAAGAAGAAATTAATAAACTTGAAGAACAAATCCAACTCGCTTATGAGTTGCCTCCAATGCATATGATAGGGTAAGATATGCCAACTAATGTTTATTTTGATACAGGAACACGCCCAGAACAATACCTCTATGAAGATTTAATCATAGAGCAATTGCGTATCTATGGGCAGGATGTATACTACATCCCTCGTAGACTTGTAGCAGAAGATGAACTGTTTGGTGAGGATGGACTATCCAAGTTTGAAGATGCATATCTCATTGAGATGTACGTTGACAACAACGATGGGTATGAGGGCGAAAAAGAACTCATGTCTAAGTTTGGATTGGACATACAAGACGATGCAACTTTCACTGTTGCAAGAAGACGGTGGGAACAGTTTGTTGCAGTTGACAACAATCTCATTGTTTCTCTACGACCAAATGAAGGCGACTTGGTATACTGGCCTAAGGGTAGAAAGTTATTTGAAATTACTTTTGTAGACCATGATGATCCATTTTATCAAGTACACAATCTACCTACATATAAGTTAAAATGTAAAACCTTTGAATATGGTTCAGAGGATATTGATACTGGTATTGCAGAGATTGATTCTGTAGAGACAGACAATAGTTTGGATCAACTAGAATATCAAGTTTCACTTGAACAAACTGGAACATTTAATGAAGAAATCAGACTAGAAGATAATTCTGGCGTTCTTTTGGATGATGAACTAGGAGATAAGATTCTTTCTGAAGATGAATCACACGGTGGTTCTCTACAGGTTGAAAATTCAGTACAGGGTGCTGGTGCGTCCTATATAGTACAGGAAACATATAAAATTGACACTATTGATGAAAACGCAATGAACGATTTCTTTGACAGTGAAGATGACACAATATTAGACTTTACCGAATCTAATCCATTCGGCGATGCTGGGAAATAAATTATGATTGGACAATATTTTTATAACGAATCGACAAGAAATGTCGTGGTTGGATTTGGTAGTATTTTTAACAACATCCAACTTGCAAAGAAAGATAACTCAGGCAACATTGCACAGACAATGAAAGTGCCTCTTGCGTATGGGCCAAAAGCAAAATGGTTGGCTAGACTAAGAGAAGATCCTTCTCTCAATAAAAAGGTAGCGGTAACTCTGCCTCGTATTGGTTTTGAGATTAGTGGATTATCTTATGACCCTAACAGAAAATTAAATAAGTCAATTAAAGTTAAGAAAGCGGCAAACGGAACAGATTCAGAAACTATAAAATCTGGTTTTATGCCCGTACCTTATAATGTTGATTTTGAACTATTCATTATGAGTAAAAACTCAGATGATGCACTACAGATTGTTGAACAAATTCTTCCATACTTTCAACCAGAGTACACAGTTACTTTGAAAGAGTCTGCTGAACTTGATATCATTAGAGATGTACCTATTGTACTAAATGATATAAGTTATGAAGATGACTATGAGGGAGACTTTGCAAGTCGTAGAGCTATTATTTACACACTGAACTTTACTGCAAAGTATTACATGTATGGCCCAGTAACTTCACAAGGTGTTATTCGTTCTGTACAAGTCGATCAATATACAGACTTAGAGGTTGCAGCACCTAAGAGAGAACAGAGATATTCTGCTACACCTAAACCGGCTGATGTTGCGCCGAGTGATTGGGATACAGATGACGGTGATTTCGGATTCAATGAAACATCATCTTTCTTCACAGATGCAAAAAATTATAACCCAACCACTGGTCAAGACGAATAAATAATACAAAGAATTAGGAAAACGATATGGCAAGTACATTAAAAGTAAATACAATAGCACATAGTGGTGGTACAACTGCATTGACGGTAGATAGTACTGGTAGAGTTTTGCAACCGACTAAACCAGCATTTCGTATTGCAAGAAGTTCAAGTAGCGCTCAAACAACAGCAGGTGGTACTGGTATTATTTGTCCATTTGATGTAATTTCAGATGATTCTCAAAATTGTTTTAACCAAGGTGGATTTACTTTCAGTGGTGGTGTTGTGACAGTCCCTGTTGATGGTCTTTATCAACTTAACGCAAATCTTAGAGTAGACGGTGTAGGTTCTGGATATTTGATTGCAAGAATTATGATAAATGGATCATCATCTAGTCAGTCCGAAACATATGGGATCACAGGCGATCCAGCGGCTGATTATGAAAGTTTTAATATGTCGGAATGTTTCAAATTGGAAGCTGCAGATACAATAGAATTTAGAATAGCATCACAGAATGATAGCAGTTGGGAGTTTGCTGCAGCATCTACAGCAAGTGGATATTTAATAGGATAGAAAAATGGCAATTAGAAAAATAGTATCAAGAAGTATCGGAGTGGACGTTATCGCTGCAGAAGAT